CGAAAAGATCAATTCGTTCGGTAAGCCAGTCATTATGTCCACAGCAGCTGCAACCCTTCCGGATATTAAGAAAGCGTTAACATATCTAAAAGACGTTGAAGTCACCCTGCTCTATTGCGTCGGAGCTTACCCGGCAAGAGACATTAACCTTCGCTGCATGTATATGCTGGCCAAAGAAACTAAGAAAAAGGTTGGGTTCTCAGATCACTCAACAGATGTTCGAATTATCCCCGGAATGGCAGCAGCTAACGGAGCTACCGTCATTGAGAAGCACTTCACCGCTATCGATGCTGAGACACCGGACTCTGGACATAGCCTAAATGCCAAAGAGTTTAGAACCATGGTTGATGAGATCCGGGGAAAGCGAATGGACGGAGGCCTTGGCAATAATCCCACTGAGCAAGATATGGTCTTAAGGCATAAAAGAAGAATTAAGGCGATTAAAGACATCAGAGCTGGGGATAAACTTGTGGAAAATGTGAACTTCGGTATCTACCGTTCACTTGACGATGACACTCATGCTTTGTCGCCGTTCATGATCGATGATGTTTCAGGACAAACGTCATTAAAAAACATAGGTATCGGCTGCGGCATTGGACCGGGTGATTTTTAGGCCCTACACTTTGATAGATGAAGTGGCTGCTACTGCTCATCTACTCCAAAGAGATCACTCAGTCCGCAAAAGGCATCGAGGCGATTGCTTCTCGCTGTCTCAGAGAAAAAAGATTGCCTAATACCACCGAAGAAAAGGATCTTTTAAAAGCTGCAGGCTTGCTCATAAAGATTGGCATGATGAAGGCGTCGATCGACGATAACGATCTGGACACCATAATGAAAACATTTAAAGATTGAACCGTGAACGTAGTAAGCGCACATTCCAAAAAACAAGAAGATGCATTCCTGTCTTCTAAAAAGATAACCGCGTGTATAACCGGCATTCAGTGGGGCAAAACCACATCAGGTGCCATATGGATGCGCCAATGCATATTTGACCACCTTGAGCCTGACGCATCGTTTCTAATAACAGCACCAACCTACAAGATTTTGGAGCAATCGACGTTGCCAGCTTTTGTTAGGGAGATGGAGGGTTATGGGACGTTTTCGAGACAGCGGGCTGTGTTTGAGGTCGAGTGTAACTTAGGATCCAGAAACCCAAAGGTTTACTTTAGAACTGCGAAGGAGCCTGACTCTATCGTGGGTATGACTAACGTATTTGGTATCTGGTGTGATGAAGCTGGCAAGTATCCTCTGTATTTCTGGGAGAACATTCAGGGTCGATCTGCATTCAAAGATTGTCCCATTATGATCACCACCTCACCTTACTCAATGAACTGGATCTATAAAGAGCTGATCAAGCCATTTCGAGAAGGCAAACGTAATGATATCAAGCTGATACAAGCTTCAAGTAATGAAAATCCCTATTTTCCGCAAGAGGTGTACAACCGAAACAAGCTCACGATGGACCCTCGCAGATTCAATATGATGTACAACGGTAACTTCGACCGAATGCAGGGATTAGTATACGAGTGCTTCGACGAAATCGAAAATCAGTGTGAATCTTTCAAGCTTCCCGAGGGAACCAAATATTTCGGGGGTATAGACTGGGGATATACGGAGCCATTTGTATTGAAGGTTCGTGCAGTAACTCTTGAGGGAAACCATTATGGAGTTTCTGAGTTCTACAAGTCTGGCATGACCCCTAGTGAAATCATGGATGTCTGCTGTCAGAAGGCGACCGTGTTTGGAATCAGGACATTTTACTGTGATCCGAGTCAGCCTGGTCTTATTGAAGAGCTAAATCGTAAGCTCCATGCTGCCAATATTAAATGCGGAGCTATCGGTGCTGATAACGACATTGTTCGAGGCATTGGAATTCACTATGAACTTTTGGCATCTAGAAAACTTAGGTATTTTAAGGATCAAAATCCCCACACCTTAGATGAATACGAAACATATCACTATCCAGAGCCAAACGATTTGGGTCCCGACGACAAAGCGGTTGACCAAAAGCCAGTTTCGCAAGACGATCATGCTTTAGATGCGGAGAGATATGTGACGATATCGACCTTCAGGATGGCAAGGACGTTTATTCCCAAAGCCCCAGAGGAACGCAAGTCGGTTGAGACCAATCAACAGCGCTTAGCACGTCTAATGAAACGAAAATCAGGTAATCGTACCGAAAATTGGGGGTAATCATGAAGAAAACAGCCATTATTAAAGTAAAGCCAGTTGCCGTCATCAAAGGCACGCCAGCCAAAGGTCCTACAAAGGGTTCGTCAGACGGTGCGAGTAAGATAAAGATTGCTGCAGCAATAAAGAGCTTCAACAAAGCTGGCAAGTAATGCCTACGTATCAATATCTGTGCAAATGTGCTCATAAGTTTGAGGACGTTCGCGGGATTAAAGATTACTGCGATGATCCGTTCTCTACTTGCCCTAAATGTGGAAACAAATGTGGATCCGAAGAGCGTGATTATTCAGGAAGCTCTTATATTTTTATCGGCACTGCTGTTCAATCAGCTGAGTACAATCCTGGACTTGGGTGCATAGTGAAAGACAATTATCATAAGAGCGAGATTATGAAGAAAAAGAACCTGATAGAGATCGGTAATGATTTCAATACCGGCTCTCAAATGCAAAAAGACTTCGAAGTTAAGAAGAAGCAAGAGCTTGAACGTAAATGGGATGAAGTTTAGATGTCTTCAATACTATCCACATTAAGTCCTATATCATTGACCGCCGGAGTTGCGACACCACTGTCCTCAACGCTTTTGTTTGTTTCGAGCATTATTATTTATGCTGATAATTTGAACACAGGCAACGTCTACATTGGTGGACCAACCGTCGATGCGACAAGCGGAGTGCCATTGAGGGCGAACCAATCTCAGAACTTATCATATGACCTGGTTTGGGGCGGCAACGGCAAGATTGATGTTTCCAAGATCTATCTTGATACTGACACTACTGGAAATGTGGTGAGAGTAATTCACGTTCCATGGATAGGTGGATAAATGGCGTTCGGCTCCAATTCGGATCCATACATAGTTGGCGGAACTGGTGGCGGCGGAGGCAGCGGTGTTGCTAGTGCTGTAAGCATTATTAGTCCAATATCAGGTGTGGTCAGTGTTTCAGGAGCTGTTTTAGTAACTGGAACAGTTTCAATATCTGGCGCTGTGAACACTGTGGCATCGATAAGCGGTGCGGTTACCGTAAATCAGGGTGCAGCTAGTAGCACAGCATGGCCGGTATCTTTTGGCACACCTGTCTCTGGCGTGATGTCTATTTCGGGGCCAGTATCGTCAACTGTTACTGGGTTTGTTTCCGTATCTAATGCTGTAACTGTAAATCAAGGTACTGCTAGTGGTGTGGCTTGGCCCGTATCGTTTGGAAGCCCTGTTTCTGGCGTAATGTCTATTTCAGGAGCTGTGTCTTCTACGGTTACAGGGTTTGTATCTGTATCGAATGCAGTAACTGTTAACCAGGGGACAGCGAGCGGTGTTGCTTGGCCAGTCTCATTTGGAACACCTGTTTCTGGTGTTGTCTCAGTAAGTGGAGCTGTGACCGTTAATCAAGGTGCGGCAAGTGGAGTCGCATGGCCAGTTTCCTTCGGCAGTCCGGTGTCGGGAGTAGTTTCGGTTAGTGGTGCAATTAGCGGTGTTCAGTCAATTTCAGGTTCTGTCAGCGTAAATCAGGGAGCGGCATCCGGCGTAGCTTGGCCTGTTTTTGTTTCGCAAACAGTCTCGTCAGTGATTACAGGAACTGTATCCGTTTCCGGAGCAGTATCTGTTGGGAATGCTCTCTCAGGTGTTGTTTCAGTATCTGGAGTTGTTCAGGGCAAGGAAACTCCGGATGCAACATCTACGTTTTCACCAACCAATTCCACCTCATCAGCATATGAAACAAATCGAGCTGCTAAGGCCTCTGCTGGAACTCTCTATTCAATCACGGGTTATAACTCAAGATCTTCGGCGCAGTTCATTCAAATTCATAACTCTACAAGTTTGCCAGCAGACGGCGCCGTTCCGGTTGTTATTTTCACTGTACCAGCATCAAGCAATTTCAACTTTAGTGCTGATAAGTTTGGAAGATTTTTTTCGACGGGGATCGTTGTTTGTAACAGCTTAACAGGGCCTACGAAAACCATTGGATCAGCTGATTGTTGGTTCGATGTTCAGTACCAATAGGGAGGCGTATTGTTCTTAAATATTACTGGCGCCTCAGCAGCCGCCCCGGGATCTGGAACTGTTATTACATCAGGTACTGGAAGTATTGATTTCGGTGCGTTTCCTGGTAAATCGGATGCCACCTTAGTGATTACTGGCCAATCTGGAATCTTGGCTGGATCCATAGTCAAAGCATGGCTATATCCGGCAACAACTGCGGATCATTCAGTTGACGAGCATACTGTTGAGACTATTCAAGTAAGCGCTGGAACTATCGTCGCAGGAACGGGTTTTACAATTTATGCCAGGAATACTGGGGTTATAAATGAGAAGCCACTTGGATGGGAAGCATCCGGTTACAAGGCTGGAAATGCCGGACAGGGTACTCGTTTGTACGGACTATGGTCAGTAGCATGGATGTGGTTTTAAATAAATAGGGGGATAGAATGGCAATTCAGATTCAAGGTAGTGGCGGTACGGTACAAGATATAGGCGGTACGACATTTAGAGCCAGCCACATACACGTAAAGCCTTTGGAGTATGGTGCATTAGGACACTACCGCGTTTCGGTACGTATTTCGTCAACGGCAGCCCAGGCGGCCAACTCGCGCATCTTTGAGATTCGTAACACGCACGCAACGAATCTAATCATACCTACCCGTATGAATATTCGAGCCATCCAGACTGCGGCTGGAACTTTGCAGGAAAATTCTCTCGATGTTTATAGAGTCACCGGTTTTACGGCTGTTGATACGACAAACACCGTAACTCCGGTAAGCTCTGTTAAGCGCACATCGATGGCGGCATTTCCCGGTGGGGCGGCAGTACGTCACCTAACCTTAGCCGGGGCAGCAGCGGGTATGACCGGTGGCACGTTAACTAAAGATACGCAGTTCTTTGCTACACTACCATACATGGTTACTGCCGGTGTGGCGACGGCTACGTATCAGCCACCACAGTGGGGTCCATATGAGTGTTTTGATGACGCGAACGGATCTCACCCTTTCGTATTCATACAGAACGAAGGTATGATCGTTGAAAACAGGGTGCTCAATGTCACATCGATGGGAATAACATGGTATATAGATTTCTGCTGGGCTGAAGTCGCGGCTTTTTAAAGGTTAGAGAGATTTCTATGAAAACTGTAATCATATTTGAGAATGACGACGTGGCAAAGGTGTCCAGATGGCCACTGTTTTTGCATTTCACAAATAGAAAGAACATTTTCTTAAGGCACCAGGTAGACCATCTAATAAATAGAGTTCCTATGATATTTTGGAAGAAATCAGGACAGAGTGTTGTGGAAATGACCAGGCCTGAAAAGATAGAGAAGTTGAATCGATTGAGCACATTGAAGGAAAAATAAATGGAAGACGTTACAGATTACACACCGGAACACCAGTCGGCAAAGAACGTTAACACGACCAATCCGGTTGGATATACGCCAACTCCAGATGAGCAAAAGACGATTCGTCTTGTGGACAGCTTGTATAAAAAGGCGAAACTGAATCGCTCAAAATACGATGGTAAATGGCTTGAGTATTATAAGTTCTTTCGTGGAAAACAATGGCGAGAGCAGCGGCCAAGCTATAGGCATAGCGAAGTTATCAATTTGGTGTTTGAGAGTATCCAAAGTACTGTTCCAATTCAAACAGACGCAAGACCTAGGATGCAGTTCGTCCCCAGCAATCCACTAGATACTGAGTTTGCTGAGATTATGAATAAAGTGAGTGAGAGTGACTGGGAGAGAGGCAACTGGTTAGAGGTATTGACTGAGATCCTCTACGACTCCAACTTTTATGGGAAAGGTATTGGAGCATTAGAGGTTGATCCGACTGGTGACTTCGGCGGTCCTAAGATCGAGTTTGTTTCCAAAGATCCATTTTATCAATACCCGGATCCTGCAGCTATTGATTGCAATAAAAAGTGTAAGTATTGGATTGAATCAGAACCTGTAGATATTGAGGTACTGAAAAAGGATTATCCAAAGCACGCCCAATACATAAAGTCAGACATCGTTGATCTTGAAAATGGTGATAAGACGAACCTTGATAAGGCTAGATATAAATCTCCCGTAGATAACAGGGCGATTATGGATAATAACGGCAGCTACGATCTAACTGATCGAAACCAATGCTTAAAGATCACTTGTTATATTGCGCCTGAGAATTACGAAGACGAGGATAATCAAGGTGATCGTGATCCAATCACAGATTCCAATAACGCCTCATTTGCCAATCCTACAATTGGCCATTCAATGGGAGCACCATTAGAGGGCGTTTCGGGAGCTCAACAGCCCGAAGAGAAGAAGAAATGTCCTAACGGCAGAAAGATTGTCGTCGCTTCCGGCTGTTTATTGTTCGATGGGGAGAATCCATACGACGATAAGAAGTTCCCATATGCTGGGATTTCCAATTATACGCTACCGAGGGAGTTCTGGGGAATCTCTGAGGTTGAGCAATTAATGGGCCCGAACAAGATATACAACAAAGTCATTTCATTCACTTTGGACGTAATGACATTGATGGGAAATCCAATTTGGATTGTTGATACAACCGCTGGCGTTGATGCTGATAACCTGTTCAATCGCCCAGGTCTAGTCGTTGAGAAAGAGCCGGGATCTGAAGTCAGACGCGAAGAAGGCGTAGCCCTTCAGCCGTATATTCTGCCCCTTTTGGACAGGGTCCGTCAGATGTTCGATGGAATTTCAGGAGCCAAGGATATTACAAGACCGGTCGAAGACAATTCAGTCACAGCGGCATCTGCCATTACGGCAATTCAAGAGGCAGCGCAGACAAGGTTAAGGCTTAAGGCTAGACATTTAGACGCATTTCTTCAGGACTTGGGTCAAATGTACGTAGAGAGGGTAATGCAATTTTATTCAGCTCCGAAGATTGTACGGGTAATTGGAAACGATAGCGGCTTTAAATATTTTAAGTTCCACGTAGAAGACGTTTTAGATGCCGAAGGAAATCCGGTTATGAACGAATACGGAAAACCAAAGAAGCAAGCGGTCGTTAGGAACTTCACACAAAATTTAGAAACTGGAAAGATCGCTGAAGATTTAGAGGCGACTTCTTTTGAGATCCATGGACAACTAGACGTTCGTGTATCTACCGGATCGTCATTGCCATTTAGTAAAAACGAAGCTGGAACAAAGGCCATGAAGCTTTATACGATAGCTCCTCCCCCCGGAGGCGGCGTAATTGATGCTGAAGAGTTATTAACTGCATTGGATTATCCAAATAAAGAGGCTGTTCTTCAAAGGATGAAAGAAAAGCAAGATGCGATGGCTCAGGCGGCACAGGCTCAACAGGCCCAACCGCCTAGATAATTAATTAGCGCTTTTTATATTGAAAAAAATACAAAAAAGTGACGAAATAGATTCTAAACGACTTAAATACCCCAAGGATATGGTGTGTTAATGCCAGG